GAATTAAATTTAGTAGATGGAATTACAGCAGGAACTGTTTCGGCTTCACTAGCTGTAATTGCAGATTCAAACAAAGATATATCAGGTTTTAGAAATGTAACTTTAACAGGTGAACTTGATGCAGCGACACTAGATATATCAGGCAATGCTGATATTGATGGCACAACTAATTTGGATGCAGTAGACATTGATGGTGCAGTTCAACTAGATGCAACTTTTACAGTTGGTGTTGATGATACTGGTTATGATGTTAAATTCTTTGGAGCTACAGCAAGTGCATACATGTTATGGGATGCATCTACAGATGATTTGGTTTTAGCAGGAGCTGCAGGAATTGACCTTGCTGGCGACATAGATGTAGATGGTACAGCTAATTTAGATGTAGTTGATATTGACGGAGCAGTTGATATGGCTACTACCTTAACGCTAGGTGGTAATGCTGATTTTAATGGTGACTTAGATGTAGACGGAACTACAAATTTAGATGCTGTTGATATTGATGGCGCTGTGCAAATTGATGCAACTGTAACTGTTGGTGTTGATGACACTGGTTATGATTTTAAATTGTTTGGTGCTACATCTGGTAGTTTTTTATTGTGGGATGAATCAGATGATGCATTAGAACTAACAGATTCATCACCAATTAAAATTGGTGATGGCGGCGACATGACTATCTATCACGACGGTTCTCATTCTTATGTTACAAATGCAACAGGCACTTTAAAACTTGCAACTGAAACATCTGGTATTGCAGTTACAATAGGTCATACAACTTCAGAGGTTACAGTTGGTGACAATTTAACAGTAACTGGAGACTTAACAGTTAGCGGAACTACGACAACTGTAAACTCAACAACTGTTAATTTAAACGATCACAACATTGTACTAGACACAGGAAACAGCACATCTGCTGTAGTTAATGGAGCTGGTATAACTATTGAAGGTGGTTCTGGTGATGACGCTACATTTACATACAGCACAACAGGTCCTAAGTTTGAATTAAAACTTGGTTCTAGTTATGAAGATTTACAAGTTGATCAATTAATTGCAGCATCTCTTGATATATCTGGTGATGTTGATGTAGATGGCACTTTAGAAGCAGATGCAATAACTGTTAACGGAACAACATTAGCAGAGTTTATTTCTGATACAGCCGGTGCAATGGTTGGTGGTAATACTGAAACAGGTATTACTGTAACTTATCAAGATGGTGACAACACTATAGATTTTGCACTAGCAGCAGCACAAACAACAATTACGTCATTACTTGCAACAGATATAAAAATTGGTGAGGATGATGAAACTAAGATAGATTTTGAAACAGCTGACGAAATACATTTTTATGCAGCAAACGTAGAACAAGTATATTTAGGGGATAATATATTTGGGCCTCAATCTGACAGTGATGTAGATTTAGGGTCAACTGGAGTTCGTTGGAAAGATGCATTTGTTGATTCAATTACAGTTACAGGCGAGGTAGACGGCGCTTCTCTTGATATTTCTGGAAATGCTGATATAGATGGTACATTAGAGGCTGATGCAATAACTGTTGATGGAACTGCTATCGGGTCATTGTTTGCATCTCAAGGAGATGCTACAGCTTTAGCGATAGCTTTAGGATAAGGAGAAAATAAAATGGCAAACACATTTAAAGTAATATCATTTGCAGCAGAACCAGCTTCTGCAGGCACAGCATACACTGCGTATACTGTTGCTGGTAGCACAACAACA